TTACCTGCATACCAAGGGTGTGTGAGGCGTTTGGTTAGATCAGAGGGTGAACCGTTACCTACGTTCCAGCCTGCGTTCTGTGCATCGTACTTACGTGCGTTAGATGGGGTGCTGTCGTTATCGTAGTACTCAGATGTGTCACCCTGCCATTCAAAGTCTCTGATCTTAAAGTCGATCTTAGAAGCTGCAAAGGTACCTGCACCTGAGTTGTATGTAATAGATAAGGTGTCAATAGCTGAAGATGAAACAACGAGTGTACCGTTGATAGTTGTGAACTGACACTTAGCTGTCTCAGCACCTGATGAACCTGAGAACTCGAATGAGCCAAGGTTAATAGAGCCTGACACTAACTGGTCAGAGTAAGGTAGATCAGCTTTGTTATAAAAGTAAAGGATAGAACCCTTCTGCATGACAAGGAACTCAAGTTCAGCGTTACCATCTACGTTGGTCCATGAACCTGTGGTTAAGATCTCTGTGTCAGATAAAGTAAAAGAAGACAACACATTGCTGCCTTCTACCTTAGCAGATAACCTGCGTCTACGTGTACCATCTCTACGAAGGTCACAGTTTAGTTCGTCTACAGAGGCTCCATCAGGAAACGTAAGTTCAGCAGCCTCAGTAATGAGACCACGAACGAAGTTATTTACTGCCTTTTGATTTAGACTTTGCGGCATCTTTTACCTTCTTACGTTTGTCGAAGTCTTCACTGAACTCGTTCCTACGAACTGTATCTGACTTACGTTTGTTTTTTAGGTACTGCTCAACTGCTGCTTGGGCTTTAGGTATGCTTGAATACCTACCTTTTAGTTCAGCAGGAACACTACCCTTCTCGAAAGTAATGACAAAGAAACAGTAACCACCGATCTCCTTAGAGATAGTTATGGCTGATATCATCTTGTCAGTCTTACATACACACGTCTGGTTCTGTGTGTCATGAAAGAACTCAACCATTACTTTCTCCCGTAACTGTTCTTGATGTTAGCACGACTACTCTTGTGCATATCGTTCTGGATGTACGACTTAAGACGACGAGCTGACTGCTCAACCTTAGGGTCTGAACCACCTTTAAACAAGGAGAAGCAAGCTGACTTAGCCTCAGCTAGCAGGAGTGGCATCATTGTGTTGTCTAGGTCAGGCTGGTGTGCATCTGTCTGACTAAAGGTAGGGTAAGCAGAACCGAAGGCTCTGACCTTACTGGCCTGTAGAGTACTGTCGATGCTGGAGTCATATGAGTTCATGATGATGTAGTTGTCATCAAATGATGTATAGTATGATGGTGGTTCGTTAGAGGTGACAAAGATGTCAAGGTTACCGTCATATGTCTCTACAAGTAAGTCGTCTTCGTCCATACGATCAAGGAAGACCACAGGGTCTACAAGGTCAATGACACGGAAGTTCTTATCTTCTGCTGTACCTACGTTGTATTCGATACGTTCAATATGTTTGGTGTTAGTTGGGTAACGGAAGTGAGTAGGTTTAGTTGAGTTACCCATTGCTGTAAGTGACATCAGCTTGTTATGCTCAGGTATGTCACGAGCTGCAATCATGTTGTAGTAGGTATCTTCAACTACTGATGCAATCTGCTGTGCCTCAACTGTGTCACTAATACTGTTGACACCCTCTGAGTCCATATCACTAAGGATAGACTGAACGATCTGTAAGAGTGTAGTTTTCATTATGTTCTATCCAGTACTACTACAAAACGAAGTGATGCGGCGTTAACCGAGGCACCGTTTGTTGCTATGGTAATAAAACTATCTGCTGCTACTGTGTTGTTAGTTGAGGGTACCAGTGTGTCAACGTCACCAGCTGCTGAACCTATGTAAGTTACCGTGATAGTACCCATAGAGGCTGCTGCTGCGTCACTAACCGTAATAGTAGCATCTGAACTACCTATGGCACCTTCAAGAACTGTGACTACCTTCATAACCGTTCCAGCAAAGGGAACAGGAACATAAACTGTAGACGCAGATGATATATTTTCAATGTAACCTTCTAGGGAAAGTTCAACAAGGTTCTCTTTAGGTGTCCATGTACCTGAACCTGAACCGTTAGCCATGTAGACTTGACCAGAAGAAGCTGTAGAGACACCCTTAGGCTCGTGCAGGTAGGGATCAGTAAGAGTGGAGTGGTTTACGTTAGCCATGGGGAATCTCCGTAGGGGATATATACTAGTGGCCCTGCCAAGGTAAAGAAATTATACAGGGGTCTGAAGCATCTGTCAATAGAAAAGTTAGTGGGTGCCCCCGTTAAGGGACACCCTTTAGTATTATACAGCAGGGTTAGTTACGATTGTAACGATACCTTCTGGACGGTACTTCTTAACACCGTAACGAGCTGTAGTTACATACTCGTGACGTTGGTTGTCTTTGTTGTACTCATAGTCAACCTCTGGCATTTGACGCCATGCACCAACGAACGGGTTAGCACCTGCATCAGCAGAGAAGAACAAGTTAGCAACACCAGCATTGCTTGAGAAGTCGTTACCAGTTGTGCCATCTTTTTCAAGCAAGGCAGCATCAGCTACGTCTGTCTTCAAGTAGTTGGATGTGTATACATCGAAGCCATAGACGTTAGCTACGAAACGCATACCAGTTGCGATACCATCACGAACAATACCTTCGAACATTGGGTTGTTTGACACGTTGGTCAAGTTTGTCAATGTGTTCAGTTGGTACTCAACAGATGGGTCAACAACAGCAACCAAGCCACGATCTGGAACGTTAGACTTCTTCAACGCATAACGTGCGAATGCAAAGTCAGCTAGTTCCATGACACCTGAGTTACCACCTGAGATACGGTGAGCAATGCCATCAGTTGTTTCTGCGGAGTTAGCTGTTACGCCAACTTCTGGAGATGCAAATGTGGTTGCCTCGAAGTGCTCAAGGATGGCACGTTCTTGCTCTGGTACAAACCGTGCTTCAAGCTGTGCTGAGTAGAATGAATCTTGCGCAGCTTTCTTGGTTAGGTATGTTGCAGACTGCAAGTACTTGTCAACTGTGAAAGAGAACTCAGCTGTGTCCATCGGTGTGTATGAAACTGCTGCGTCTTCTGTGTAGTCAGCTACAGTTGTTTTACCGATTGTTGGGATTGTGAATGAGTCACCATCAGGGAATCCATCAAGCATACGTACATAACGTTGTGCTTGCATTTCATCACGTAGGATGTCTTTTAGTTCAGAAGAGTATACCTCTGAACGGATTAAACGCTGTGTATCAGCATTGGAGGAAATCATGCCAGCCATTGTGCTAGTCCTTTTTAGTTTGTTTTAAGAGAGTTTAGTTACCGAACCTATCGCCCATCTTCATCTTATCAGAGATAAGTTGTTGTTGATTACGGGGAGAATAGTATTCGTGTGGGTTCTCTCGGCGTAGCTTTTGGTAGTATGACCAATTACGTTCTGCCGAGACTTGCATATTGACACCCTCAGTTCGTACCGAGCCTTGAACCATAGGGTTCTGTTGGGCTTTAGGTGCTTCACCGATAAGAGCAAAGAAGGCGGTAGGAGATTCAGCTGCAATGTCCCGTAGACGATCCATTGACATACCTAGCTCTTCAGCTTTCTTAGTTACAACAGCTGTGGCTTCTGTGCCAAAGCTTTTGCTTAGCTCCTGATCTACGTGGGATAGGTTCTGTTTTACAACAGTATCGTTCTCCCGCTGTGTCAGTGTCTTCTCAACAAGGCTCTTCAGGTGTTCCTCACTAATGCTATCAGTGGTGTTCTGTGCATTCGTGCTACCGTTATTATTGGGCACTCCATCCTTCACTGCGGTAGTGTCAGTGGCCTTATTCTGGAGTTGTTCAAGAACTTGAGCTTGATAATCTTTCTTCTGGATGTCCTCTCGCATGAGTGCTAGCTGCTCTTCTAGAGTCTTAATGTAGCCATCAGCTTCGAGTTTTCCTTTAGCAAGAGTCTCAGGATTGCTCCAGTTGTCTCCCTTTGCCTCTACGAGTTTCTGTACATAAGATTCCTGTGGTGGGGTCTCTTGTGCTTGATTCTCTGGGGACTGGTCGGTCTGTGTGGTTTCAGCACCGTCAGTAAATACCATGTGTTATTCCTTGTCTAGGTTGATAAGATCAAGCACCGTGGTTAGTGCTCGGTTGAACCCGATCCTATCAGCCTGTTTGAAAGCCCAAGAGGGGCTGTCATAGTCAGCGGAAGGTGGGGTGTCCTTGAGCATAGGCCCTAGGATTTCTTGAAGACGATCAAGGCTCTCACGGTTTGACAAGATAAGTTGTCGTACCTGTGCTTTCTCTTCTTTCGTCTTACATTCTTTTAGCCAAGCGGTCTTCATTATAGACCTTGCTCAATAGCTATCTGTTGTTCTTCTTCGAACTGAACCTGAGCTTCTGTGGCAATCTTCTGTGTTTCCATCTGCTCAACGACTGTGACGTTCTCACCGAACAAAGCTGGTTCACCTAGTTCATCTGCAAGTAGACGAGCAAACTCTTTACCTGACAAGTGAGCAGCCATGGTTGGATCAGAAAGCTTAAGCTGGTACAGTTGTGTCAAGCTTTGTACACGGTTAGCACGTTCAGCAAAGTGACGAGCACCCATAGGAACGATACGTCCGTTAGCCTTGATGTCTTCCTTTGTGATCTGTTTAAAGAAGAACAAACCTGAGTCATCGTTCAGTACCCGTACAGTATCAGCATAGTCCATGTTACGACGAGCTGACTCTAGCATTGAGTTAAGGATTGGCTCAAGGAACACACGTTCGAAGTGGGCTGTCTTGTGTTGGAAGATACGACCAGCAGCTGTCATTAACTGGTTAACCTCAAAGGCTGTCTTCTCACCTGCACTACGGATACCCATAGCTTCACGTGGGGCACCAGCCAAGGCTTCCATCTTGTTCTCTAGGTTCTGGATCTGGAAGTCAGCATTAAGGGCTGTAGCATCAGGAACCAAGTAACCCACGTCACCTTCTTCACCCATGTAGATACGAGCAGCTGGTTCGAAGTCGAAGTCCTCTACGTCACCACGGATCTTAAGGATTGGGTAGGCGATCTGATCGAAGACATCAGCCTTCAAGTTCTCTAGGTGGTCGATGCGGTACTGCATACCAACGAGGTTGTCCAAGGGACCCATCGCATAGAGGTTGTCAGGACGTTCACGCCACCCTGCATGGAACACAGGGGACTTACCTAGCCAGCTAGGGTTCTGCTCATTGGTGAGGATGTATGAACGGTCTACGACTGTGATGACACGGTTCTTATGGAAGACGCCTGTGTCGTTGTCATAGATGTCACCATAGAAGGTGAGTAGTTCAACGTAGTTAGATTCGTAGTATTCCTGCAGGGATGAGAAACCATCAGCAATGAAGCCTTGGGACTTTGACACATCAATGTCATTACCTGAGGCGTGTGCACGGTTACCTAGCATCTTATCTAGGATCGTACCCATGTAGGATTTGTCAACACTCTCCTCAACCTTACGAGCAACCTCACCGAGGGTGACAACGGAACGGATGATCTTAGGGCTGTCATCGAAGTCAGGTGCAAGGGGATTGAAGCATACGTCAAAGGGGCTGAGACGTACCAGACGTGGTCCTACATAGTTAGGGACGTACTCACCCATCTCGAACTCTGACACGTCACGTGTGAACTCAACAGTGGCGAAGCAGTTACCGTACTGGATGTAGTCGTTAAGAAGTTTACTGACAGTTGTTGTGAAGTCAGACTGACGGATCTTGTTTTCCATGTAAGCTTGGATAACATCACGTTTGTTCTTAGTGGCTGAGTCCTGATCGTTAGCTTCAAAACGGAACCAACGCTTCTGTGGGAACAATGCTGAGAAGTAGTTAGCATGTAGGTTGTCAGCAATCTGTGTCAGCTTAGGCGTGGTGGTACTGTTAGTCCACGGTAGCTTGCTGTTAGATGTGGTACGAGTATCCGTAGCATAGATGTAGTTACGTAACTCTTTCCATTCCTCTAACTTAGGCTGACGAGCTTTATTCCAAGTAGTCCAACGATTAGCAATGTCCACAGCTAGTGCGTGTGGGTCGATCATGCTATCTAGGTCAATAGTTGTTCCAGCCATTAGAAGGAAACTCCACCAAATCTTTTGTTAAATTGTACCACGTTACCACGATCCCTACGGACGTTACGTGAAGGTTTTATTGCCATATCCACAACTGAGGCCAATGCGTCAATAACATCGTCGTGCGGTGGGTTACGGGATGACAACTCTTCCTCAAGTATTTGAGTATTACCACCACGGTAGTGCCACATACTAAGGTTGTCATAACGAGGCTCAAGGGCTGCTGAGATGCGTTCCTGCTTGTTGCCTTGGTGTTTGTTAGGTCTGAACTCTTCGATGCTCAGTGACAGGCCATGCTGCTTAACTAGCTCCTTGAGTTGTTTAACGATAGCTACCTGAGCAACGGTTGTCTCTGCTCTCATCTTACGGAATGACCACTTAGTTGATAACTGAAAGATGTGATCAAAGTAATCAGAGATACGGTCAGTCTTGAAACGGTCAATGTCTAAGACATATACGTTGTTGTCAGCATCAATACCAATGACAACGATAGCTGTGTAGTCAGCCTTCTTTGACAAACTAAA